CGGAATATGATTTTGAAACGGGCGACGACAAGAAAAGCACGTTTTTGGTCACGTTCCTAAAGGATGAATGGAAGTCAATCCCTGACGGTGGTAGGCTCTTCATTCCTCAGACAGAGTTCGGCGGGCTATACAAAAAGACCGAAGTGGTTAGCAAATACGGAACAGTGGCGGCGGGCGGCTTCACGTGGCGCGGGCTTATGCACTACAAGATCATATCCCCGCCAAGCGGACAGGATTATGCGGTTGATTCGGGAGAGTTAAATGCCATCATCGGGGCGCGTGTTTCGGCGGCGTTCCCGAACTTGATGGTAGGCTCAAACGCTACCACGGAAGTCACCGTAACGTATCAGCATAAAAGATACTGCACACTGTATGACGGGCTGAAAGAAATGCTTGCATCAGTAGGCTATAGGATGCGGCTCACCTATGACCAAGACCTTGCGAAAGTGGTAGTTGATGCCGTTCCCATCTTGGACTATTCCAGTGAAATTGAGTATTCATCCGACATGAACGCTCATTACAAAATGACACTGGATTACATGGGCGTAAACCACTTGATTTGTCTTGGGGCGGGAGAGTTAAAGAACAGGCTTGTTATACACCTTTACGTTGACCGTCAAGGGCGAATATCCACTACACAGACGTTATTTGGTGAGGATGAAATCTGCGCGATCTACGACTACAAAGGCGCGGCTTATGACGAGTTGATGAAGTCGGGAATTGAGAACCTGCAACGTGATATAAACCGAAGTAAATTCTCAATTGATCTTGACACTGTAAAAGATGTGGCAATCGGTGACATTGTAGGATCGAGAGATTACACCACGGGCTACACCGTGAAAGCCCCTATCACAACAAAGGTTCACAAATTCCGCGACGGCAAGGAAACCACGGAATACAAACTGTCCGAGCAGGTCACAGTTGAACAAAGTCCATCGCTTTTATCGATGAAGCGTATCAGCAAAGTGGAGGCACAGAAATAAATGGAAATTATTGCAGGATACGTGGGAGAACCCCACGTTACTTCACAACAGGAACGTAATACAAATATTGCTATATTCGGGAGCGATGCTCGCATTATTGGCGGCGTGAATTCTGAACTTGAAGCAACGGTCGTATCCGCAAACCTTGTTGAAATCTCAGACGGAATGATCGTGTGTGAGGGATGTACGGCGGAGATACCGAGGGGCACAAATGATTCGCTTGTTATCGATAACGGCGAACAGAGAATGAAGCGCATTGACCTTATTGTTGCCCGATACTCGAAGAACGCAAACACTGGCGCTGAAAGCATGGAATTGGTGGTGATAAAGGGAACATCAGCCGCAAGTGATCCCGTATCCCCCTCATATAACACTGGACTAATCGCAGACGGAGACAGTCCTGTTGATTTCCCGATTTATCAGGTCAACATTGACGGCATCAGCATTACATCAGTGGATGCACTTGTTGGCACGGTGAACATACCCGACCTTATCAGCGACTCCATAAGTAATGCTCTGAAGTGGAAGACTTTTGGTGGTGATGCATGGGGCCAGACATTTGTCACTGTTCCTGCTTCGGCTAAAGAGGTTTATGTCATCGTCTACATCAAATGGACATCGGGTGAAAAGGTCATGGTTGACTTTCACATTCCCATCGAACCGTATGCATTTGGGTCACCGACAAACTTCGCTCAGCACGTTAATTATTATGGAGCGAATCAAAATGGCTATGTGTGCATTGAAGCACGTACTACAGGTGGCACTAATTTCATGCGACTTTACGAGGCACGTAACGGCAGTACAGACGTAACTTCAAGCACGTACTGCGCTTATATGTACAGATAGGGGGTAACGCATGAATACTTCCAAAATCATTAAGGGAGTGGTAAGCAACGGACGCTATACCGTGACCGCTCCCGAACCCGAAGAGGTGACGGAAGAATAAGCAGAGGTGAAAGAAAATTGAAACCTATACGGTTTGGAAGTTTCGGACAACTCATTTGTTGCCGTTACTGATTTTTAAAGCACTATTAACCAGAGGGCGCTTCGGCGCTCTCTCACATGAGGACTACCGCCTATGGACGATAAAGATTACGTCACCCGCTTCGAGTATGAAGAGAGACAAAAGCGGATTGATGACGAGAACAACCGCCAAAATCACAGGATAGACAAACTGGAAACAATCACCGACCAAATCGCAGATATGGCGGCATCAATCAAGGCGATGGTCGTAACGATGCAGGCAATGCAAAAGGAACAAGAAGAACAGGGAAAGCGGCTTACAGACATTGAGAAAAAGCCTGCTGATAACTGGGATAAACTGGTCTACTCAATCATTGCAATGGTAGCTACTGCCGCTGTTACTTATATTCTCATGAAAGGAGGACTTTAATCATGTTTAAAATGAGTAACAAAGTTTATGACGTTCTGAAGGAAATTGCACTTACGATCCTGCCCGCGCTTGCGGTTTTTTATACTGCTTGCAGTAAGATATGGGGACTCCCGTATGGCGCAGAAATCCCTGCAACGATCATGGCGGTTGATGCGCTCCTTGGCGCCTGCCTGCATATCTCCAACTCCGAGTATCGCAAGGACGGTGGTGCAAATGTTTAAGGCTTATGTGCCAAAGATCACACTGTCAGGACGTGAGACTCGCAAGGGTGACGGCATCGGCATGATGTGCAACGGTCAGACCATGCTCTTTGATGGATTCGAGGGCGGGGAGCCAACCAATAACCTCATGTCGTGGCTTGCCAGTGAGGGAGTAAGTGATATTGATGTGGCAGTGCTATCCCATGTCCACTATGACCATTACAACGGACTTTTGCAAATTGAAGCAGATGGGCGTTTCCATATCAAACTGCTCTATATGACCGACCCGCTAACCCTCAAGCATGGCTGTGATGGGAGTGCAAATGGGCGGGCGGTCAAAGAGGATATGGACAACGCCTACAAGTTCGTCCGCAAGATGCAGAGTTACGGAACAAGGGTGTTGTGGCTTGACAAGGGGGCAACGATCAAATGCGGCGATGTGTCGTTCAGAGCGTGGAGAAAACAGCCGTCAGAGTTTCAAGAGGATGAGGAAAACGGATGGGCATTTGTCAATGACGGATCGCTTGTTCTCTGGTCTCCCGAAACACAGTTGCTTTTGGGCGGCGATGGTCCGACCAACATAAAAGAGGCGATTGCTTCCTTTGGTGCAAAGGTCAGCGGTTACGACATTTCCCATCATGGTAACAACTGTTCCCAGTCTAATGCAGAGGCACTAAAGGCGGCAGGGTGCGTTGTGGCGTGGGAAACAAATGTTGAGCGGAACGGTGCGGGCACGACTGATTTTACAATGTACGGAGCGAGACGGGTTGTACAGCAGGGCATCCCAGTGTGGATGCAGGATCAGCCCATCTATATTGAAGCGGCAAACGGAAAAATCGTGTTTAAGCAAGGGAGTAAGATCGTGACGGCGAATATACCTTATCAGAGTTATCAGACAGGATGGAACAAGGACGCAAAGGGGTGGTTCTACATCCTTTCCGATGGCAGGCGCGCAAAGGGATGGATCAAGGTCGGTTGGAGCAAGCCGCAGTCCAAAGATGGCAAAGACTGGTTCTTCATGGATTCGGACGGCTACATGGTCAGAGGGCTTCACAAGTGCAGTTGGAGCGGCGGCATAGACACTTTCTACTTCGACGAAAACGGCGTCATGCAGTACGGGTGGAAGTACATCAGCGGCAAGTGGTATTTCTTCGACAAGAACGGCGCTATGAAAATAGGGTGGCTTTACGACAACGGATCATGGTATTACCTCGGCGCAGACGGCAAGATGGTGACGGGATGGGTCACTTACAAGGGAAAACGATGCTACCTTGAACCCGTATCGGGCAAAAATCAAGGTCACTGTTACACATCCTGCACGGCGGTCATTGACGGCAAGACCTACAGATTCGACAAGGACGGATATGCAACCGAGGAAAAAGGCGGGGGAAAATCGTCACTGAACGGCGTTGATATAGCGTCCTACCAGTCGAGCATCAACCCCGCGAAACTGACGACAACCGACTTCGTGATTGTCAAATTCACGCAGGGCACAACGTACCTTAACCCATACGCGGATCGTCAGTATTCAGTGGCAAAGGCGGCGGGAAAACTGCTTGGCGCGTACCACTATGGCACTGGCAAGAGCGCAACAGCAGAAGCACAGTATTTTGTGAAATGCCTTGGAAACCGTGTCGGGGAATGTGTGCTTGCCCTTGATTGGGAAGGCAACCAAAATTCCGTTTTCGGCACTGGGAAAGATGTGGCATGGTGCAAAGAGTTCTTGGATGAAGTGTACCGCTTGACAGGAATCCGCCCGCTCATCTACATGAGCAAATCCGTGTGCCGTAAATACAACTGGTCAAGCGTGGCGGCGAATTATCCCCTGTGGTGCGCTCAGTACAAGTCCAACTCGACAACCGACTACCAATCAAGCCCGTGGACGGATAACAACGGCTTCGGCGCGTGGGAGCGGGATACAATCCGCCAGTATTCCAGTCACGGCAGGATCGCAGGCTATGACGCGAACATAGATCTTGACCTTGCCTATATGTCGGCTGAGGAATGGCGGGCAATGGCAGGCGGCAAGGTACTGACCAAAGAAAATCCGATTGACGTTGCAATCTCTATCGCTGAATCCTACTTGGGATACCATGAGGGGGCAAACAACAAGACGATCTTCGGGGATACCATGCACGCTATTCAGCCCCGCAACATGGACGCAAACGCGGCTTGGTGCGATGCCTTTGTAGATTTTGTCATCCTCAAGACCTGCGAACACTTTGGAAAGGGCGCAGAAACCGCGAGAATGGTGCTCGGCGGGGATTTTGACGATTACACCTACAATTCCGTAGCCTTGTACAAAAAGGCGGGAAGATGGGCAAAAACGCCGTCAAGAGGCGATCAGATATTCTTCGGAGGGAGCGGTCACACGGGGATCGTTACCTCAGTTGAGAGCGGAACAGTCCACACAACAGAGGGCAACAAGGGTGACGAGGTAAGGCGCGGAAGTTACTCTGTCAACTCTCCGTCAATAATCGGCTACGGCAGACCGAGGTACGATCTTATCACGGGCAAGATCACGGCGGCGGATATGCCGCTTATCAAAAAGGGCAGTAAGGGCGATGCCGTAAAAAAATTACAGCAGATCCTTAACAGCAAAGGATACAAGCTGTCTGTGGATGGTGACTTTGGACCGGCGACAGAGGCGGCCGTGAAGGCATACCAGAAGGCTAACCATCTGGAAGCTGACGGCGAGGTCGGCGAGAAGACGTGGGGCGCGCTTATCAACGGATGATGTGGTATAATAGGACTGGAGAGAAGCATCACTGCTAGTATATGTTTTTCACAAATAAAAAATTGCGGCTTGCTTCCGCAGAATGCAGAAGTTTCAAGCCGCAGGCTTCTTCCTGTAGATCGATTATAACACGAGGTGCAAAAATGGACAATAATACACCGATGATAAGTTACGCAGCGCACGAGGGAATGATGGCGCGGATGGAGCGCACGATCAGGAGGCTGTGGATTCTCTGCATCCTGCTGATTCTTCTGCTTGTCGGTACAAATGCCGGATGGATTTATTATCAAAGTCAGTATGAAGATGTAGTAACTACAACACAGACCGTGACACAAGATGTTGATACTGGTGATGGAACGGCCATAATCAATGACGGAGTACATGTAAATGGCGAAAGTGAAACAAACAGTAACTACAACAAGGACTAAGACCAGAAAACGCAAGATCGGTAAAGGCATGAAAAAATGTCCCCGTTGCGGTGGTGATGGAGTTGTACGGAAAAAGTGAAAGAATATACCAACAGTCAGATTTCAGGAATCATTGATGAATACATCCATTCAGAACGTGACCGGAAACTTCTTAAAAGGCGTCTGATTGACGGAATCACGTATGAACGCCTTGCAGAAGAATTTGAGCTTTCTGTGCGGCAACTCAAAAATATAATATACAGAGCAGAGGACAGACTGTTTTCCCATATTGATTAGCAGTTTTCTTTCATTTTGACCTCCTTTCTATTAGGACCATCACGGAGCATATCCGTGGTGGTCTTTTTTGCACGAAAACTTCCACACGATTTGCACTTCTTATTCATTCTGAAAATGTCCTCTTTTTCCTACAATTTAAGGAGAAAGGGGTTTTTTTATGTACATCAAATATCAGCCAAATCCACAGAAAAAAAAACGGACGATTGCGTGATCCGGGCACTTACTAAGGCCCTGGGCGTTGATTGGGATACCGCAAGTATCTATGCAATCGTGCAGCAGATCAGAGACTCCGACATATACGTCAAAAACTACGTTTGGGGGAATTTGCTCATTAGAAATGGATTCACAAAGCATCACCTGCCCGACACATGCCCTGATTGCTACAGCATTAAGGATTTTTGCGAGGGCCATAAGATGGGCGTGTATGTCCTTGGTACCGGTGACCATGTGGTTACTGTCGTTGACGGTGATTACTATGACTCTTTTGATTCGGGCGATATGATCCCGATTGTCTATTACCGAAAGGAGGCACGCAATGGCTTATAATAACGGATTCCCAATGTCATATCAGCAATTCTATCAACCCCAGTATCAACAGCCTTATAACAGCTTTCAGAGCGGAAACAATCAGATGCAGCAGCAAGCAGCCCAACAGATGATGACTCCTCCCACGATCCACGCGGAGATAGTGCAGATTGCAGACCGGGCCGAGGCCATGAATTTCCCGGTAGGCGCGGGACAGGCACAAATGATGATTGCAAAGGATGACTCCGCCATCTTTGTAAAGACTGCTTTTGCCAATGGGCAGAGCAACCTGGTCGAGTACGTCAAAAAGGCACCGGAGCCGCAGACGCCACCGGCTGATTATGTGACAAGAGAAGAGTTCGAGCGCCGACTTGCAGAGATTTATAAATCGGCAGAAAAGAGGGTAAGCGATGAGTCAGATGTTTGACGCGTTAGGACAGAGGCCGCAGCAGAATCAGCAGAACGGTCAGCAGGCTTTGCAGGAAATCAAGAGCAATCCGGCGGCCTATCTCAAAAAGATGGGGTACAACCTTCCGCGGGGAGTTGATACCAGGAATCCACAATCTATCATCAACGGCCTTGTACAGACAGGGCAGATCGGTAACGGCAGAGTTCAGCAGTTATTGAGGATGTTTAACAGGAGATAAATTGGTTTACCAATTGCAACTTGTTGCAACTTACAAGCAAGTTAACTTTTGAATATCTTTTGATATTCAAGCGTTTTTCAAAAGATACATACCAGTGCGCACGGGATGTAGATATAGCAACTGGCTTTTAACCGTATGCAAATCCATACGGTTGTAAAAGTCACTAACCGACAAAAGACATATCGGAGGTACTTTTTATGGCTTTAACGGATGATTCTATGGTCATGCCGGTGCAACCGGCTTATGGCGGCAATTATGGCGGCGGAATGGGCTTCGGTGGAGACTGGGCTTGGATTCTGCTTCTGCTCCTCATCGGTGGTAACGGATGGGGGATGGGTGGCTTCGGCGGTTTCGGTGGCGGCCTTGGCATTGATTTCCCTTGGCTTCTGAATGGTCAGAACGGAATCAACAACAATGTCAACGACGGATTCCGCGATGCACAACTCCATGACTCCGTGACATCTGTCAGAGACGGCGTGAGCGCTCTTGCGACTCAGCTTTGCGGATGCTGTGGCGATATTCAGATGGGTATGGCCAATGGCTTCGCGGGTGTTCAGCAGTCCCTTTGCAACGGTTTCGCCGGAACAACGGCGGCGATCACCGGCGCTCAGAATGCAATTTCTCAGCAGATGAACACAAACGAGATTGCAAACCTCAACAGGTCATTTGCAGAGCAGACTGCGAACATGCAGGGCTTTAATGGCGTCAATGCCGGTGTTGCTGATCTTCGTTACACCGTAGCAACGGAAGCGTGCGCGGACCGCGCGGCAGTTGGTGACGCTCTTCAGAATGTCACCATGCAGAATATTGGCAACACAAACGCCATCGTGAACGCGATCAACGGCGGAATCCAGTCCATTAAGGATCAGCTTTGCGATTATCGCAACGCTCAGAAGGATGATACCATTGCAAACCTCAGACAGGAGCTTATGTACTCTCGCGGACAGGCTTCTCAAGTTGAGCAGACCGCTCAGCTTCTTGCAAACAACAATGCTCAGACAGCACTGTTTCAGCAGGGCTTGAATGCAGAGGTGGATGCATTGTACACGCGTCTTAAGAACTGCCCCATCGGGACAACTCCTGTTTACGGCAATCAGCCGATCTTCACCTGTGGTGGAAATGGCTGCGGGTGCGGCAATAACGGTTTCTGATCTCTTATGAGATTCTGCGGGGGGATTATGTCTCCCCGCATTGAGGAAAGGAAATATTATGGCATGTAAAAATGTATGCAGGTTGTGCAATCATCTTGCTATTTCCACAGCAGTTGCGTTTACCGGCGGTAATCTTGTAATCACACTTCCACAGGATTCTTATTCTGACGGCGAAAAGGTGTGCATAGTTATTGCGCAGACCATACCAGAGGAGACGACAATAAACGCCCCTGTAGTGATCCAGATTGGAGAAGGTACGGTGCAGTATCCGCTTACAACAAGGTGCTGCGCGCAGGTTTCAGCGTGTGGAGTGAGGACCAGGACGCGCTATGCAACAAGAGTTGTGACATCCGCGACAGGTGCAACATTCAGAATGCTTGGGAATCCGTCTTGCACACCGAACTATAATTTGCAGTCAATTAACGGGACCGCACCGGCGGCAACGGCAGGAAATTGATGTAAATGTTGCAAACAGATGCATTGCGTTTTATAATATGGGTAAATTGATCCACACCGTAAAAGGAGATTATATGCGTAATACATCAAAAATTAAAGACCTCACCGGAATGAAATTTAACAAACTTACCGTTATAGGAATTGCATCTCGAAATCCTTTGTATTGGGAGTGCAAGTGCGACTGTGGAAACACCACAAAAGTAAGAACCGCAAACCTCAAAAGGGGAATGGTAAAAAGTTGTGGCTGTTTGCAACACAGAGGAAATCCAACACATAATTTATGCCATACAAGGATATACCGTATATATAAAAAGATACTCAGAAGATGCTATGTAGAAAGCTGTCCTGCATACCCGAATTATGGCGGGCGTGGAATTATCGTGTGTGATGAATGGAAAGACTCCATTGAGGCATTCTATGAGTGGTCAATGAAAAACGGATATGATGATGAACTTTCAATAGATAGAATTGATAACGATGGTAATTATTGTCCAGAAAATTGCAGATGGGCGACAAGGGTTACACAAAGCAATAACCGTAGATCAAACATCAATATAACCATTGAGGGAGAGACAAAAACACTCCAAGAGTGGTGCAATGAATATAACCAGCCATATGGAAGAATTCACAAAAGGATAACTAATGGTTGGAATCCGGTTGAGGCTGTAACATTTAAGGAAGATGCACGATTAGTGAATCGTAAGCAGAAAGGAAAAAAGTAAACATGTATGATGAATTGAAACATATTTGCGAAATCCTGGAAAACGAACTTGCGAATGTCAACAAGAAATTGGACAAAAGTGGTGGCGTGCTGTCCGGGGATGATATTTCGTACATAGATAAGCTGACGCACAGTATTAAATCCATCAAGACCACAATCGCAATGATGGAAGCGGACGGTGGAGAATCCGGCTACTATATGCCGATGTATGGCAGAAGCTACGCCGACGGCATGAACGGAGACGGAAGGAGCTATGCAAGAGGCCGCAGCTATGCAAGAGGACGTGACAGCATGGGCCGTTTCACTTCCAGACGCGGTGGCATGTCCTACGATGATGGCATGGTGGAAGAGCTGCGCGATCTGATGGACAGGGCGCCGGATGAAACTACCAGGAGAGAATTCCACAAGCTGATCACCAAGCTGGAGCAGAGGTAAAGGAGGTGGCTTCCTGTGATACGAGACGAGGATCTGCGGGAAGCCATTGCCGAGATGCAGGGGCAGAAAAATCCCAATGCTCAGACCTGCATCAAGCTTGCGGCCTACTACATCATACGGGATCATTTACAAGACAAGGCAGCTGTGCAGGAAACGCGTCCTGTGGAGTACGAACCATATTCGATGTCCGGAAGTGAGCCGGGAACAATAAGTTATGAGGGAGACAGCGAGTTTGCACAGCTGATCCATGGAAAGAATGAGGATGCTGTAATGGCAGTAATGGACGAATTAATGTCCACACTGCATGTCATGCATCCGAGACTGTATGATGGAGTTATGAATAAGATTTATCAATGATTAGAAAGAGGAGGCTTGATGCCTTCTCTTTTTTATGGTGGGTAACCGGAACCTGCTGGGCTGTGCTCACTCTCATATAAATAGCTGTTTGCATTTTTCTGTCCTTCAATTTATCATAAATGTGCGCCATAGATCATGATCCGCTGTGCTTTTCCCCTAGCCGGCGGGTCATTTTTTATTTTCAAGTGCGCTTAGGATTATCAGTGCGGTCTTAACATTTTCAATATCTGCAGTCATGGCAAGTCTTACTAGTTGTGGCTCCGTGCGGGTTCGACCCCCGCTGCCGGCAGATAAAATACCCCGTAAGGCGCTGTATTTGGCGTTTTGCGGGGCTTTTTCTATTGGCACGATTATTCGACCTGAAATGTTTGTTGGAACGCTGAGACGGCTTTTAATAAATTTCAAAAGTGTAAATCGAATAAACAAAAGTTCAAATTAATTGAACAAATCTGCTTGACAAGTTCATGGAACATGAATACAATGGTGACATGTTCATGAAACGTGAACACACAGAAACACATTGAAATAAGCAGGAAGGAGGACAAATGTTCAGAAACTTATACGCCGAAGAGGCGCGGCACAATCAGACCAACATTACGATGGGCAAGATGCTCGGAATTGATCCTGTCACTTATAGCAGGAAAAAGAAAAACGGAGGCTTCACAGTCACTGAAGCGAAAAAGATGACAGAGTTCTTTGGGGTTTCTTTTGAGTATCTGTTTGAAACTAAGGGGGAAGAGTAAGCACATGGCAGAAGAGAGATTTTTATCAATTCCGCTGAATGAACAGGAAACAACAATTTCATTTAGCAGAGACGGCGAGCAGGTCGATATTTGGACGAATGACAGAACCATGATAACTAAACTGGACAAGCTCTGTAAATCCAGTCCTGCGATGTACAGGTGCAAGCACGTAGGTTATTCGATGGGAGAACACGAAGTGATGGACAAGCAGTATGTATGCTCCGACAAGTCACTGCTTTCCTTTAAGCCTAAGAAAAGACAGTGCGCCCCACTCACCGACGAGCAGAAGGCGGAAAGAGTTCAACGCCTCAGAGCATTGCAAGATACCAATGGGGTGCAGTGATTGTATTCATTACAGCTACTGCATGGAGCGCAGAGGCATCTGCACGGAATACGAAACACAGGAAATGAAGAACAGAAGGATAGCTGATGA